ATTTCAGTTCCTATATCAACAAGGTATTAAAAGAGCATATTCAAAATTTGTCTGTGGGTAAAAAATAGGTTTGCTACAACGCCCTCACAGAAAATAGGGGTGCATATTATTCATTTCTCATACATTTTATTCACTCTGATTGCATAATAATAGCACTCACTACATAGCAAGTGCCATTTCATTACAATAGATTGATATTCTTTTCTATTGCCTGTTCCAATTCCTTTGTTCCTATGCCTATATATTTCTGTGTTATCATTGGTGAACTATGCTGTAATAATTGCTGTACCAGTACAATATCATAATTATTATTGATATAGATATTAGTAGCAAAGAACTTTCTAAAACTATGAGTGCTAATACGTTCAAATCCTAAATAATCTGTAACAATTTTAAGTTGCTTCTGTACTGCTCTTTCAGTAAAAGGAAATATTCTTTCATTACTTTTGATTCCATTATCAATACAATACTTCTGTAAATAACTGTATATTTCCAAAGGAACAGTAAATGTACGTTTCTTTTGGGTTTTCTGCTCAATAATATCTAAACGGTATCTATCTCCATCCTTTACAATATCATCCAGTTTCAAAGTTAATATGTCAGATATTCGCAATCCCAAATTAGCTTCTATAATCAAAGCTGTTGCAATCCTGTTATTAGCCCTACATCCGCTAAAACCTGTTCTCATTGTATCAATAATTTCATGGTATTGGTCTACTGTCAAAGCTACTGTTCTTTTATTCATAATCTATACCACCTTTCTAACATCTATTATATTAGAAAAGTTCGTATTTTGCAATACGAATAGTTCGTATTTTATATTTTCTTTTCAATAAAGCAGTATATATTCAGCATTTATGTGTTCGTATTTTGTTTGTTATACGAACTTTTATGTCTATAAGGCTCAATTAAGTAGTTTATTATACCCCTACAAGCACGTATAATCCCCATACAGCGATTTTGTATATTTATGCCATATAGTTAGTACAAACTAACTTTAAGTGGCTGTATGGGGCTTTTAGGGACATTAAAAAGGGTAATGGCGTGTTGAAAATGCCCCTAATACAATCCTGCCTATTATAAGCTGTTTCTTTTGCTTTATTGTATTAAAGTATTAAATTGTTATCAACTTTCCTTATTCTTACACTTTAGTTAGATAAAGTTTTGTTTTCCAATAATTCCAACTCTCTATCAACATTCTGTGTATACGGACTATTGGTAATAACACTTTCTTTACTGATTGCACCCATATCATATTGAGTTTTCATAGCTTCAAGCATACTCTTGTTATCTTGTGGTCTATTGAAATTAAAGTTAATATCCACACCCATAACATCAACACCCAACATAGTGCTGATTGCTTCTAATCTCTTTTGAAATCCCTCTAACAATCCATAGCCTAATTGTCTTGCATAGCTGTCACTATTGTTAAATAACAGCTCCAAGCTCGTTTCAGAGATATTAGCCACATTTCCTTGACCGTACAATGCACTGGGAACACAGGCAATCTGATAGAATTGGTTAATCAAGTTATCAAGCAGTAACTTAATTGAATTATAATCAAGGTTAGCTGTAGCCCAGTCAAATGTACCACCCTCTTCAAGATTAAGGGTTGCACCAACTAAATCACTATGCACCGATTCATCAAGCCTTTGTCCTGTTACAACACCCATAGGATTCATACTTAAAGTTGTGACCGAATCACTCATTTTACTAAGTAATTGTTCAATCTCATTCATTATAGGAATAAGCTGTGCCACAATACCAATAGAGAACACGCCTGTCTTGTCCTTATCTCCAGTCTGATAATGGATAGGCAACATACCGCTTGCATTTCTGTATGTAGCTTTTAGCACACCATTTTCATATTCTCGGACAAAATCCCTTGTATATTCCCTTTCCATCATGTAATCAGTTACAGGGTTATAACAATATCTTTCTATAAACCTTACATAGTTGCCATTCTCATAAACAGGAAAAGCATCCACATTCGGAATAATCTTGCTTTTTACAATGCCCTTATCTTTATACAGAAATTCATAGGCATTACCATATTTGACTAAGTTAGTCACTATTTCATAGTCGTTTTTTGCATAAAAGCCTTTCTTATAAACCGATTGCAATAGCTTTGTCACTTCTGTTTCACCACTTAAAGAAACAGGCTTGCCACACACATAGCTTGCATGAAAAGCAATAATCTGTTTAAGGCTGTTCAATACAATCTTTGCTGTATGGAATGTCTTATTATTAAATGTAAAATCCTGTCTGCCAAGGACAGCATGAGAGCCTGTAAGATAATTTCTTATCCTGTTGGCTTCCGCATTTTGCCACATGGCAAGGTTATTTTGTTCTAACATCTATTTTCCTTTCTTACCATAAATAATTGATACCGCTTTTAATGCCTTGGATTGCCAAAGCAGACGCAATAACACAATCGTCATGCGTTCCCCTTAGTCCATTTGCCGTACCGTCTGCATATACATAGGTTTTCATTTCATTTAGGGTATCTTGGGAGTTAATACACATTTCGTCATTCTCCCATGTTTCCACAAAGTCTTGAATCAGTATAGGCTTGGTCTTATTGGAAGTTACCCAACCGATTCTCTTAACCTTTTTACCCTTTGCATCATAATCGGTATGCTTATAGATATTTTGGTATTTATGTGTATTTCTCATTCTGTCTAAAATGATATGTCCACCGCTTGCCTTTTCAATCACAAGCAATGCCTTATTGTACCAACGCCCTATAATATTTAAGATATTGGCTATCTCATAAGGCTGTATCTTATTGGTTCTGAATTGAGCCACTTGCATAGCATCCGAATCATACACATCAATAACACTGTAGTCCTCTCCTACGCCCTCTGACGCATCTACACCGATATAATATTTCATGCCCCTTTGTGGCAATTCCCATATCTTAAAATAGTTCTTTGTGTATAATTTAAGCTCCGTAGGCACTGTAGACAGGTCTGTAACCGTCTTTTTGCCCTTTCTTTGGTTGTATTGTTCCTGTACCTTAGAACTCTTAAATACATTGTTCCCTGTACTTACAAAGGCTTCTATCGGCGTTGCCGGAAACTCTTGTCTGAATTGTTCCTCGCTACTGTTTGCAATCTTTAATCTACGCCACATGAGCTGTTCTAAGGTTGCTCCCATGCTATAATAGGTCTGTTCCTGTTCGGTCAATTCTTCCACTGTCAAGGATTCCCCACCATGTAAGGCTCTATATCGGTCTGCAAATTCCTTATATTCTTCTGCAAACATCAATTTATCGTCAATCCATGAGAAAAAGAAAGGTTTATACAGACTTTCCCTATTTTCTGCCTTAGTCCACAGATTGAAGAACTCATTCATGCCATTTGCAGTAGATTCAAGAATAATTTTTCCGTCTGGCAATAATGCCTGTTCAATGGCTAATAGTTGCTTCATAACAGTATCTTGCTTACAAAATGCCACTTCTGAAACATGAACAAAGGTCAAAGAGCTACCTCTTGCTAATTCCTTAGAACCCATTGTGCATACCGTAATCTTTGAGCCATTGGAGAATTTAAGAGCCGACCTGTTATTAGCTATTTCTTTAGGCTTCATTGCATTTGGTAAATCGTCATACATTTGCTTTAGCTTATCAAAAATGGCACTTGCCGAATCCATACTATAAGAAATAAGCATACAGTGGCTTGACGGTCTTGTTATCGCATAATACAAAGACAGACAGCAAGAAACCGTTGTGATTCCAAGCTGTCTGCTTTTAAGCACAATATTATATTTTTCAAGGCTGTTTATAAGCTGTTTTTGTTGTGGGTTTAGAATAAACTGTACTTTCTTCCCCAGCTTATTTATTACTTTGCAAAAGGTTTCCCCCCATAATACAGGAGTTGAAAGAATCTTTTGCACTTTTTCTTGGAGTGTCAATAGAAACACCCCCTAAAATTCATAATCAACTAGCACTGACTTTACTGCATTAACAGGGTTTGAAAGCTCGCATTGCTTTACTTCCACATTTACCACAAGCGGTGTATTAACATATACATCACAGGTCTTTGCACCGTTAAATGTGGCTGTGCAATAGGTATCATAAGCAGAATAAGTAGTGCCTGACACCTTTTGAATACGGATTGTCATATTTACAGTTTCTAAATCATAATCATCAGAAAGCCCCTCTTTTGTTCTGATTGCTTCTAAAATATCAATGTTATCGCTGTTCTCGTTAAAATCAAGTTTCATTCTTCCGAATCTCATAATAATTATTCTCCTATCTGTGCATTTTGCACCATTCTTAATAATTCATTTTCTTCACTGTCTGCAAACAGTTCTTTACTGCAATCTAAAAATGCCTTTAATGAAGCGGTATCTCCATCAAGGCACTTTTTGTAATAAGTATTATATAATTCAATCAGCTTGCCCTCATGCTCGGACTTTAGCTGTTCTTTATTTACTTTTTTAGCAGCCATGTTTAACTCCTTTCTTCAATGTTGGATAACCTCATATTCATATTATCAAGAGATTGCTCTATACTCCCAACTCTTTCAACAAGTTCATTCTGTATTCTTCTTGTTTCTATCAGTTCATTTTTCATTTCTATCATTGTTGCGACAACACTGTTTAATGTGTCTGTCAGCCGTTCCATTGTCCTAATATTCATTTCAATAAGTTCATTAGTTTTTCTCATTCTTTCAAAATTCCTTTCTATCTCCTACCGAATAGGTTAGGTTTCTTACTTATGTGGACTACCACAGGTTCATCATAATTAAAATAATCATCATCACCATAACAATCATTGTCTAATTTTTCATAGATTTCTCTTGTACCGAATGGATTGTTACCAAAAGGATTTTCACTCTTCTTAGGTAATTCAACCTTTGCAACCTTTTCTTGCTTCTCCTGTTGCTTCGCCTTTTTGATTGCTTTATTTGCACTTGATACAGATTTCTTTAATTGTGTATTCGCTAATTCTTCAATTTCTTTTGCGTCATAGGGCATAGTATATAATTTGGGAATGTTGACAAATTCACCATTTTTATTAGTTGTATTTCTATGTTTGGAAAATATAATCAGTCCAAGTATTTCAAATAACTGGTGTCTTGTTCTGATTGTTTTTACTTCTTTTACTCCTAATTTCTCTGCAAACCATTCTTGTGCCATCATGCCAAAACGTTTTCCCTTAACGTTGATAGTTGAACAGAGTAAAAGATAGTGATGTATCAAAGCAAAAGAATTTTTCTGTTTCGCCAATTCCTGTATATAATCTTTAGGTACTGAAAATGTTAAATCTCCACCCGGACACATATCCAAGTAAAGACCTGTAGTATCAACAACATAACTATTTCCGATCTTCTCATATGCAATAATGTCATAGTCGGCAAGCAATTCTAAACCGAATAAAAGATTTTCTTTTTCTCGTTGTAATCGTTTTGATGTGTCGTAGCCCAATACTTTCAGCATATCCTTAGGAGTAATTTTTATTTCACTCTTCTTCACATCATATAGGCATCTTAAAGCAACATAGGCAACCGTAGCATAATCACTTTGATATATCTCATCTCCCACATACTCACCCCTTTGAGGAATTTCTCTAAACATTGACATTTTTAATATAACTCTATTTTCCATTATAAATAATTTCCTTTCTGATTCCCTTTACAGGGCTTAATATCTATTTTCTAATTAGTAATTTATATACTTCATATCCCTATTTACCCACTTATAGTAAAGCGGTTGAGATTCCTTTTTGTCGAATACAAAAACCAGATTGTCATGTTCTGCATCATATTCAATTCTTAATGGTTGTAAGCCATTTGCTATATAGCCTTTGGCTTGTTTCATAATAAAGATTCTTACTTCTTCCATTGTTTTTCCTCTCCATATCTTTTATTTTTGTTTTAAGAAAATGTGACCCTTGGGGTCACGTTTTAGTTTCGGCTTTGGAGTTAAATATAAGTTTCGGCTTTGGGTATGTAGATTATTATAGGGGGGTAATTAGTGTATCACTTTTTAGATAAAATGATACATTTATTACCCTATCGTAATTGTAAAAGTGATACATTTATTACCCTATCGTAAAATGACTAAAAACCTATAATTCATAATTTCTCCACTTCTTAAACACATCTTTTGTCTGTTCTTTATCAAACACAAAGACCAACCTGTTTGTATATTGAATATCAACAGGCTTAATGCCATGCTGTATGTATTTACTTACTTGGTCTAAATTCACGATTTTTACCGTTTCCATTATTATACTCCTTTCTTTCCTGTCTGTATTGCTGAATTGCAGGATACCAATTTTCTCTCATATCTT